AAGGAGGATAAAAGCAAAATTTGACGTTTACCCAAGCGCGTATGCAAATGCTTACATGGTTTCACAGTATAAAAAAATGGGTGGTAAGTACAAAGGCTCAAAAAAGGCTGTTGGTGGAGAGGTCAATGGTAAAAACCTAAAACCAATACCAGCAGAAAACAAAGGCTTGCCAAAACTACCAAAAAAAGTAAGAAACAAAATGGGTTTTATGCGTAACGGTGGTGCTGTAACTATGATTCAAGGCCGTGGATGTGGAGCCATGATGGATTCTAAACGTAAAAAAACTAGAGTGCCGAGAAGCTAATGGTAGCAAAAGCTAGCACCATAAGGCGAAAGCTAAGACAAGGCAAAAAACTTGGTTTTAGTGAACGTGCCTCGGCAAAAGCCAGAGGACTTATAAAACGAGCAGATGGTACTAAACGCAAAAGCGCAAAGTACAAAAGAAAAAAATGAAGAAAAAAAAAGATCCAAAAGTAGGTACAGGTAAAAAACCCAAGGGTAGCGGTAGACGTTTATACACAGATGAAAACCCAAAAGATACTGTTAGCATAAAATTTGCAACCATGAAGGATGCAACAGCTACAGTGAATAAAGTAAAAAGGATTAAAAAACCCTTCGCTAGAAAAATACAAATACTGACTGTTGGTGAGCAAAGAGCTAAAGTTATGGGTAAAACTGGTATAGCCAACGTATTTAAACGTGGTAAAGATCAAATTAGGAAAGCGCATGGCAAAAAGTAAAGGCGGACTAACAGAATGGTTTAAACAAGATTGGGTGGATATAGGCGCACCTAAAAAGGGTGGTGGCTATGCAAAGTGCGGTAGAAGTAAATTAGAAAAAGATCGTAAAAGAAAATACCCAAAATGCGTGCCAGCTGCAAAAGCTGCTCGTATGTCTAAATCACAAATAAAATCAGCAGTGCGACGAAAACGTGCAAAAAAACAAGGGGTTGGTGGTAAGCCAACAAATGTAAAAACTTTTGCGGCGAAAGGTGGTATGATAACCAAAAGACCAAGCATGGGATTGTTTGGAAGGAGATAAAAAATGAAAGGTACTAAATATATGGCCAAAGGTGGCGGTATGAAAGGGACTAAATACAAAGCCATGGGTGGTGGTATGAAAAGCACTAAAGGTTTCGCCAAAGGTGGCGCGGCTTTACGAAGTGAAATGAAAGCTAACCCAGGTATGGGTAATATGCCTAAATCTGTGATGTCAGCTCTTATGGGTGGCGGAACTAGAGCTCAAGGTCAAGCTAACGTGTTAAAGGGAACAAAAGGCATGGCTATGGGTGGAGGCATGAGAAAAAACACCAAAGGTATGGCTAAAGGCGGTGGCATGAAAAAAGGCACCAAATACAGAGCTAAAGGTGGCATGATGTCAAACCTTAGTAAAGGTATTAAAAATATAGTTAAGTAAATATTAATTAAATAAGGTGGCGTATTTAATATCAAATATCCCGCAGTTTAAATGCTGGGTAAGAAAAGAGTTTACAACTAATCATCAACACGGGCATGGTGAGTACCTCCATGCTCTTGCTTTTGCAGTCAATACAATCCCAGATAGATCTTTGTCTTTTCAAGTAGTTTTTACAGGCTGTGAAACAGATTTTGAAGGTTATCCAGATGAAAACGTACACGGTGGAGCAATGTGGGCCCGTATGCCAATACAAGCTCTCATAGGCGACATACCACTAGCTGAGTGGCCAAAATCCATGGAAGATCACTTAGCACAACCTTGGGACTGTCTTAGTCACCATCATAGTGTGGTTACAATGGATAGGGTAAGCTCTAGTCCTTGGTTTTGTAAAATAGGTGGCGAGTTCTATATGGGCAAGTACATGTTTACGGTAGACTACACCGAACACTCGATAGCGGACGATCCTGCACAACACAAACAAAGTCACGTTCTATATTTAACAGACGCAGGTGAATATACCGGTAACTTTGTTGCACTACCAAATAATAGAGTTAGAGCAACCAATCCAGCCTTATGGAGAACAGGCGAGGGAGCTCCAGATTTTTCACCCAGTCAGTGGGTGCACTCTGCTGAGGCACATGAGAGTTATACAGATCCGGTCATAACATTTGACAATTTATATGCACCAGAGGAAGATAGAGAATAATTATGGCATTATCTGGAAGTAAAGACTTTGAACTTGACGTAGCTGACTATGTAGAAGAGGCGTTCGAGCGTTGCGGATTAGAGCTTAGAACTGGTTATGATCTAAAAAGCGCAACAAGAAGTCTTAACCTAATGTTGGCAGAGTGGGCAAACAGAGGTCTAAATCAATGGACAGTGCAAGAAAAAACACTAGATATGGTAAAAGACACAGCTACTTATAACATTGATAGCACTAACGCTACAGCACCTATTGATGTGCTCGATGTATTTATTAGAGAAACAGTAGGAACTGAGACAACAGACTTACCCTTAACTAGACTCAGTAGAGCTGAATATGCTCACATAACAACTAAATCAAGTACTGGTAAGCCAAATCAATTTTTTATCAATAAACAAACTACGCCCACAATAAAAGTATGGCCAACACCAGATAAATCTAGCACATACGTTGTTCACATGAATGTTTTAACAAGAATGGATGATGCAGATGCGGGTGCTAACACACTTGATATGCCTTTTAGGTTTTATCCGTGTTTGGCAGCTGGTCTAGCCTATTACATATCTTTGAAGAGAGCACCAGAGAGAACTGGTTTGTTAAAAGGTTTGTATGAGGAGGAGTTTCAAAGAGCTATGTCAACAGATGAGGACAGAGCATCTTTTAACATTACACCTAATTTAAGGAGTTATAACAACGCATAATGGCTTTTGCATCTGGTAAAAATTCATACGGTATCTGCGATATATCTGGCTTTAGGTACAAGTTACGTGAAATGCGTAAAACTTGGGATGGCTTGTTAGTTGGCCCAGACCAATGGGACGCCAAACATCCTCAACTACAACCAAAACCATCCGCTGTAGACCCTCAAGCGGTTAAAGATCCTAGGCCAGATACAGCAGACGATAACTCAACTTTTTTGGTTTACACTAATGTTGGCAACGGCAAACTAGGTAGTGTGCTAACCACATTTTCAGTTACCACAGGTGTTGGTGAGGTTACGGTGACAACATGAGTTTTACTTTTGGCACATTAAAAACTGCAATACAAGATTATTTAGAGGTATCCGAAACAACATTTACAACTCAGTTGCCGACTTTCATTACAGAGGCAGAAGATCGTATTTTTTCGTTTGTGCAACTGCCGGAACAAAGAAAAAACGTACAGGGAACTTTGACATCTGGCAATAGATTTCTTGCTACGCCAACTGATTTTTATGCACCAATGAGTTTAGCAATCATTGACTCAAGCACTTATCAATATCTTGATTTCAAACATCCATCATTTATCAAAGAGTTTTCACCTGGCACTACACAATCTAAGCCTAAATATTACTCTTTGTTTGATGATGCAGCTTTTGAAGTTTCACCCATACCTAATTCTAATTATACGGTTGAACTTCATTATTTACATAAACCAGTCTCTTTGACTGCTGGTAGCGACTCTGGCACGACATTTTTATCCACGGACTATAGTGACGCCCTGTTGTATGGTTCCTTGGTTGAAGGTGCGTTATTCCTTAAAGAATCAGCCGACGTTATCGCGCAGTTGGAGGGACGCTTTAAGGAGGCGATAGCCAGAATGAAAAACACATCGGAAGGTCGCGGCACACGTGACGAGTACAGGTATGATTCGGTTCGCTCTGGCGTGAGCTAGTGGCAAGGATTGAATCTTTAGAAGGCAAAAAAATAGCTTTAGTCGGACTTGGTATATCTCAAGTAGATTTTGCAATAGGTTTGCAAAACGGTAGGCAGTGGGACGAAGTGTGGTGCATCAACTCAGCAGCGTCTACATACCCAGCAGACCGTATATTTATGTTAGATCCAGCAAGCAGATTTTTTGATAGTAATGACGCAGGCAAACAAACCTCAGTTATGTGTAGGGTGTTAGAGCAAACAGAAACACCAGTTTATACATGTGAGTTAGATCCTAGAATTAGAAACCCAGTGCTTTACCCAATAGAAGAGGTATGCAATGAAACAAAATGTGCATACTTAAACAATACAGTTGCTTATGCGATTGCTTTTGCGTTATTCAACAAAGTAGGCAGACTTGATCTTTTTGGCATAGATTTTTCATATAAAGAAAACATGCACTTTGCCGAGGCAGGTAGAGCTTGCGTTGAGTTTTGGATCAGTAAATGTATGAGTGAAGATATACTAATTGGTATTAGTGGCAGATCTACCGTTTTGGATAGCAATGTGCCTGCTACTGAAAAATTGTATGGTTTTCATAGATTAGATAAACCTTTAGTAGCGGTTCCGCATGAGGGTAGGTTTATTATTGGCCCCTATCAAGAAATAAACCAGCAATTAGAACAATATGGTTTAAAAATAGATGAGGACGTGGTTCCGCCAGAACCATATAAAGGATGAGTGTTGAAAGCGATTTTGTTTTAGGCAAAGTTGGTGTCACAACTACAGATGGTAAAGGACATGATGCTGAGTTCTGGGCGGCTCAAGCAACAAAGAAAATATGTGACATATCAGACAATGCACCAGAGCATGTCAAACAACAGGCTTTGGCTTTCCAAAATCAAGTTTATACTGTAATCTTATATACTATAAAAAATGCAATAAAGTCACAGAATACGACTTATGCAAATTTATTAGAAAAACAAGGCCACAGCGACATGGCTAAAATATTGAAGGAGCTATAATGGCAATTACATCGGCAATTTGTACGAGTTTTAAACAAGAGTTACTCGTAGGCACTCATAATTTTACAGCTACTAGCGGTAACTCATTTAAGCTGGCTTTGTATACAAGCTCTGCTACTTTGGGAGCTGGCACAACGGCATTTACAACTACAGGTCAAGCATCTGGCACTAACTACACTTCGGGTGGGTCGGCATTAACTAATGTTACGCCTACAACATCGGGGACTACTGCTTTTTGTGATTTTGCAGACTTAACATTTAGTAATGCTACGGTAACTGCTAGAGGTTGTCTTATTTATAATGATACAAACTCTGACAAAGCGGTTTGTGCTATTGATTTTGGTGGGGATAAAACTTCTACAGCTGGCGATTTTACAATCGTTTTTCCTAGCGCTACAGCGACAGGCGCAATAATTAGGTTAGCATAGATGTCGCACCATGCCGCTATCAAAGTTAAATTTTAAGCCTGGAATAAACAAAGAAGAAACCGATTACTCTAACGAAGGTGGTTGGGTAGACGGTGATAAAATACGTTTTAGAAAGGGTCGTGTAGAAAAAATTGGTGGTTGGGAGAAACTGTCCTCTGATACTTTAATCGGTTCGGCAAGAGCTTTACACTCTTGGATTTCTTTAGCAGGTAATAAATATCTAGGTATTGGCACGACTAATAAATATTATATTGAAGAGGGTGGCACCTATAACGATATAACACCAGTGCGTAAAACTAGCACTAACTCAATCACTTTTGCCGCTACGGATGGCTCATCAACTTTAACTGTAACTGATAGCTCACATGGAGCAGTAAACGGAGATTTTGTAACTTTTTCAAGCGCTGTAAGTTTAGGTGGTAATGTCACCGCAACAGTGCTTAATCAAGAGTATCAAATTGATTTAGTAACAGGCACAAACACTTATCAAATAACTGCTAAAGATACTAGCGGTGCAACAGTTACAGCAAACTCAAGTGACTCAGGTAATGGTGGTTCTGGAACAGATGGCGTATATTTAGCCAACTCTGGACTAGATGTATATGTGCCTTCAACTGGTTGGGGTGTTGGAACTTGGGGTGCTGGTGCTTGGGGTTCCTCTACAGCTTTATCAGACGTCAATCAGTTGCGTTTGTGGACACACGACAATTTTGGAGAAGATTTAATTATAAATCCCAGAGCTGGAGGCATATTTAGATGGGTAGAGAACAACGGTTTAACCACCAGAGCAGTGGAATTGGCAACTACAAGCGGTGCTAATTTAGTACCAACTAAGGCGCTACAAGTCATTACATCTGAAACCGACAGGCACCTCATTGTGTTAGGAGCAGATCCTATTAGCAGTGGATCAAGAACTGGCACGTTAGATCCAATGTTGATAGCATTTAGCGATCAAGAAAACCCTTTAGAGTTTGAGCCGCTATCAACAAATACAGCTGGATCACTACGACTATCTTCTGGTTCTTCTATTGTAGGCGGCATTAAAGCTAGACAGGAGGTGCTTATTTTTACAGATACTTCTTTATACTCTATGAATTTTATTGGTCCACCACTTACTTTTGCACTAAATTTAATTAATGAGGGAGCTGGATTGATCGGCCCAAAAGCAGTAACAAACTCACCAAGAGGTGTGTTTTATATGTCGAAAAAAGGTTTTTACTTTTATAACGGCTCAGTGCAAAAAATTCCATGTAGTGTGCAAGATCATGTGTTTTCTGATTTGGATGAAACACAAGCCTTTAAATGCTTTGCAGGTTTAAATGAGGAGTTTTCAGAGGTATGGTTTTTTTATCCATCAATTACAGATAATGAAACAGAAATATCAAGATATGTTATTTATAACTATGAAGAAAACTCTTGGAGCATAGGCACGCTAGAGCGTTATAGTTGGCTGGCAGCAGGAGTTTTAGATAAACCCTTGGCTGCTGGTGAAGAAAGCACCACAAAACGCATATATGAACATGAAAAAGGTTTTAACGATGATGAGAGTGCCATGGACGGTGTTTTCGTAGAATCAGCTGATATTGACATATCAGATGGCGATAGGTTTGTGTTTCTTAAACGCATATTGCCAGATATATTGTTTGTAAACGAAGCTGGCACTAGCCAAAACCCAGCTATAAACGTGGTTGTAAAAAGACGTGATTTTAACAATCAAACACTCTCAACAGACTCTACAACACAAATCACTTCTAGTTCAACTTTTGGCTCATTAAGGTCTAGAGCCAGACAGTTTGTGTTACGATTTGAATCAGACGACGATAACACTGATTCAGACAGAAAAAATTACAAGTGGAGGCTTGGTAGTACGAGAGTTGATGTTCAACCATCCGGGCGTAGGTAATGAGCAAGTTACTGCCCACACAGTTACCTCAAGCGCAAGGTGATACAGTTTCAGCTGATACATTTAACAGACTTGTAAGAATATTAGAAATAAACTTAGGATCAGTCGACCCAGATAGCATAAAATCGTTTAACTCCACAGACATAAGCGAGTTGCAATTTGCTACAGGTGCTATTATATTTAACTCAACGACAGAGGTTCACCAAGCCTTTGATGGCACACAGTTTAGAAACCTGTATGAACATCAAACTTATCCAACTGGTGTCTCTGCAACAATAAGTATAGGAGCTGTAACAGTAAGTACACCATGATAAGTAAAAAATTACTAAAGAGGATTGATAGTTTAACTGGTGGAAGGGTAAATACAGGTTTTGAAGTGTCACCACCACCAATGACACCAGAAGAACAAGCGATGGCAAAAAGAATGTCTGAACAGTTTTACGTTGAGCCAGAAGGTGGTTTTACTAACATGCTTGATGATCCTGGTTTTAGTGTTAGTCCAGAATCGATGATGTTGCCAGAAACCATGCAACCAACTACACCAGGCACTATGCAAGACACCAATCAAGTTATAGATGTTTTGCAAGAGGCAGTACAAAAAGAAACAGACCCCGAAACCAAAGAAGAATTACAAAGACGCTTGAATCAATATCTACAATCTATGACAGCTCCCGCCTCACCTATGGCGCAAGAAGTAAAAGCACTAGGTATGGGTGACGACACTGAGTTAGCACACGTTAGACCAGGCGAGGTAATCTTGCCGCCAGAATTTTTTAGCGACACCAAGTTTGAAAGCATGGTCGAAAATAAATTTAAACAGGCTGGGATCGATCCAGAGCAAGCTGTTGTAGGATCTGGTATTGCAAGCCTTAACGAAATTACAGGTTTACCACAATATGGTTTCTTCAAAAAAATAGGTAAAAAACTTAAAAAAGTTGTAAAAAAAGTAGCGCCAGTAGCTTTATTAGCAACGGGCGTAGCTGGTTTTGCTGGTGCTGGACCTTTGGGTGGTTTTTTAGGAAAAGGCGCGGCAAAAGCCACAACAGGCAAAATATTTGGCGCTGGTGGTAAATTTAGAACTGGTTTGGGCGCTTTCTTTAACCCTGCTAAAGGAACGCCTGGTATTTTTGGTGGCAAAATTGGCCCAGGTATTAGAAGAGGCATTGGCGGCTTATTTGGTGGACGACAAGAGGCACCAAATATTGATGCTTTGGCCTCTGACCCCCAATACAAAACAAGAATAGCTAGATTACGTTCTGAGGGTTTGTCAGATCAACAAATATTACAAGAATTAGGTATGGCTCAAGACCCAACAGGTATTTTTGGTGGCACTTTAGGGCCAAGACTTAGAGAAAGGTTTTTAGGCACTGGAGACCAACCAGGTGTAATAGGTAACATTTTGGGTGGCGGTCAACAAGAAGGTGGCGGAGGTCTATTTGGCGGTGGTTTTGGAGACGCGCTGAAAATGGGCGGGATAGGAGCTTTAGCTGCTGGTTTAGGTAAGTTAGCTTACGAAGATGCACAAAAACAAAAAGGAGTGCCTTTAACACCTCTTACAACCATGAGTCCAACAGGTAGATACAACATAGAGGCAGAGATAGCCAGAAGAATGGGACAGCCTGCTCCAAACCCTGTAGAGTTTGGTTTACTACCAGCTGGCACAATACCAGAGCTATCTGGAGGTAAGCCTAGAGGTATGATGTATGGTGGCGGGGTTGAAGATCTTACTGGTGGTATGGTGCGTGGTTTAGCAAATGGTGGCGGAGTTATGGCTTTTGCACAAGGCGGAGCCGTACAAATGCAAGAGGGTGGTGAAATGGACCCAAGTCAATTTCCTAGAATGGACGGTGACATAAATGGGCCGGGCACAGAAACCAGCGATGATATACCGGCTATGTTGAGCGATGGTGAGTTTGTTATGACAGGAAGAGCTGTAAGAGGCGCTGGATCATACGAAATGCAGGCAGACCCCAACGGTATCATTAGTCTTATGCCTACCTTACAAGAGGACAGAGAGCGAGGTATGGATCTTATGTATAAAATGATGGATACGTTTGCAAACAAAGCTAAGGCACCATAATGAGCATACTTAGAGATAGATTGATGATGCGTAGGATACCTATGATGGAGCGAGAGCCTATCGATACTATCATATCAACACCTACACCAAGACGACGTGTGCCTTTACCTATTATGCCACCTGCACCAAGACGACCTATGCCGTTGCCAATATTTCCACCTGTGTTGCCATTGCAACCACCAGTGCAACCACCATCAATAGGCGGTATAGGGGGTATTAACCAGGATGTAAGACCTTTGGAAAAACCAATCATTCCACCCAAGCGTGATGATTTCATTTCTATAAACCGTCTTAATTCTGATGATTTAAAACTTGGTTTAAGAGCAGTACCTGGAGTAGGCTCAAATAACTTTGGTGGAACTCCTTTAGGCCAACAACCAATAGTAATGGATTCTGGGCCTCAAACGACTGGAATGCGTACTCTAAAAGATACTAGAGATTACGCAAATATGACAGATGATGAGATAAGAAAAATTATGGGTCCAAATCCTACTGTGCCTGGCAGAAGTCCGAAACCAATAAGCCAAGAACAAATAGATGAATTTAGATTTGATAAGTTAAACCCTGGTATGTTGTTTGAGATGATTCAGAATAGAGATATATCTCCAGATGATTATGATGACCCCTTAGCAAAAAAAATAGCTACAAGACTGCAAGAATCAGAGCGTAAAAGACGTGAGTTTTTTGAAAACAACCCTGTAACACCGCCAGTAGCACCGCCACCCCCAGATGGAACACCAGAAAATCCGTTTCCGTTGCAGCCTATTTTACCTGCACCTACAGATGATCGAGCTAGATTACCTGGACCACCATTACAGGCAACTCCAGCACCAACAATAGATCCAGTTATAGAACCTGCCCCTACCACGCCAGCTGCAGTGGCAACAGATGTGGGGGCAGTACCCGATACAACTATGCCTGTTGGTGCAATAGATCCAGTATTATTACAACAAGCGACAGCAGAAACATTAACTGATCCATTAA